CTTCTGTGACTTTGTACGGTTGCTTTCTTTGTAGTAACCATTCATGCATACCCATTAAACCAAGACCAAGTCTTCTATTCTTCTCACGAACTTTATAAACTTTATCAAAAGGTAACTCAGCTTTCATTGTTCCACAGACAAGGAACTTAGTTGCTAGTTCTGTACATTGTGCAAAGTCTTTTATGTCTTCTATCCTAGACATGTTAAGTGATCCAAGATTACAGACATCACTATCATCTTCAGATGTTACTTCAGTACATGCATTCCTTAGTGTCTCATTCTCGTTCTCAAAGAAGTTAAATGAAAATCCAGGTTCTGCTGAAGACAATGCCTGTCTAGTATTTTTGTACCAAAGTTCTGGTAGCTCGCCTGTCTTCCAATAGTCTTCAATAAACTTGGTGTCCCAATTGAGAGAGATGTTTGTCATGTCTAGCGGACAAGCAAAGTTAAAGTCTGCTTCTTTCATGTCTGCCATTGTCTTATCAGTTCCTGCGACAGGCATACTCTTCCAATCCTTTGAGTGTAAGAATGCTTCAGCATCAGAATGTTGCCAATTCAATGAGGCATAAATAGCAGAACGTCTGCTACCACCTTGCATAACTTGTCTACCTATTTCATTGACGGCTAACATAAGACTTATAGGACCACTAGCTTCGCCACCTGTTCTTGATAATAGCGAACCTTTACCACGAAACTTAGAATAATCTATACCAATACCACCACCACTAGAAAGACAAGACATTGCTCTGTTAGCTAAATGACCCCACTCTTCTCGTGTATCTTCTTCGCCTCTTAACAAATAACAGTTGTTAAAGAACTTAGCTTTTCTTCCTGCATAGTATAAGTATCTACCCCCAGGGATAAATCTCATAGTACTTATCATCCATTTTAATTGATCGATGTCAGACTTTGGTAACAGTCCACCACAGACATCATCAACTAATGTGCTAGACAATTCTTCCCATGTCTCGGCACCCTCATGTTTGTACTTTAAATTAAATATACTCTCAGCAAAGCTATTGCGAAAAATATTCTGGTTGTCGGTATACATCTTCTTCATCTCATTCATTAGTCTTATTCCAATCTTATTTTGCCTCGCCCCAAGTCTTGCCTATGTCGCCTTCAACAAGTCCCGTTTGAGGTATGTTTTCAAATAATTTAGTAGCCGCCCACATCATAGTTTGGATCATTATGTCTTTCGCTTGGGTGGCAAACTCATCTGGAACTTCTGCAATTAGTTCGTCATGTACAACGTGTACTAACTTTGCAGGTATATTGCCCCAGACTTTGGGAAACCTACTCAGACACAACAACATAATTTCTGCGGCTCCACCTTGACATGGTGTGTTAATAGACTTTGTGAACAATTGATTTGATCTCAAAGGTGAATACACTCTGCCTTGGGGTGTCCATAAATAACCTGTGTTGTCTGATAGCTTTCTTGTTTGTGTGATCCACTCCTTTAGTCCAACGTAAAGATCCAGAACTTCATGCTGAATTCTACTAGCCTCATGTAATGTGGTTGGGTGCCCATTGGTTGTCAGCACTTGTGACAAGCCTCTCGGTCCCTGACCAAATAAAAGTCCAAATATACAAGCCTTAGCCGCTTGTCTCATCCACTTACCCGACCCTGTTTTAAAGTGATCATCACTACAATCAGCGGGATAATCTCCCTTGAAACAATGTCGTGCGGTTAGTGTGTGAATATCTAGACCGTCTTCAATGGCTCCCAATAGAACTTTATCATTTGACAAAGCGGCAGGAACACGAACTTCTATTTGACCATAGTCACAGACAACCAGACTATGGCGGTCTTTACTTTTAAATAGATGTCTGAACTCTTCAGTTGCATTGATAGTTTGTAATGCAGGTTCTGTTACACTAAATCTACCTGTCTCCGTGCCACCTATTCTAAAGTTTGCATGGATCCTTTCAGACATTGGATTAATAAACCTATTAAAGTCTGTGCCTAAAGTAGAGTTATTCTTTTTGGCATCTGCCCACTCAGCAACTGCTAATAAAGGTGGGTGATACTCAGTTGGTAATTGAGATATGTTTTCTAATAAATCAATCTTGCCACACTTCAACTGACCTGTGTCTGTCTTGACCCAATTGTCTGTGGTGTATGGTGGATATTTATTTAAATGAAACCTTAACCAATTAGCTACTTGTATTGTTGAAGCGGGATTGTCTACGACAGGAGCACCTTCACTAGAATATTGCTTGAACATTTCAAGTGCTTTATGTCTGCCCTCTAAATCTCTTGTCTGTAAATCATTGGCTAACTCTGTATGTGATTGTTTGTCAAAGCCAATACCATTAACCATAACTTCATTCACGGCTCTAATACTTGACCTTAATAAATCATAGATCCATTCACATTGTTCACTAGGTATTCTCTTACTTTGTTGTATGAGTTTCATTTGCTCAAAATGTAATTGCCATGTGGCTACCACATCTCCCGCTGCATATCGAATTTGCTCATCATCAAGAGGATCTTTAGACCAATCAGATGCTTGTTGTGTCTTACTAGGTTCTTTACCTAAGACATCTGCACATCTGTAAGCCAAACCTTTTCTAATTTGTGTGAGACTTATAAGTGCTTGTGCTTGTAATAGAGTACAATGAGGATGTCGTGCGGGTGTGATCCCGTGTTGTGTCAACATCTTCACATCAAACTGTGCATTATGTGCGAGCCAAATACATTTGTCTGTACTTAAAACAACATCACCTAACTCACGAAACACAGGTACTGAGACATGCCATCTGTCTATGACGTGAACTTCTTCCCCGTTGTAGATTTGGAGTAGTCGGACTTGTCCTGTATAGACGTTGAGACCTGCTCTTTTGACATGCTTTGCTTGGGCATTGAGGTCTGATCTACATATCGCCATCTCTTGTTGGGTTTCCTTACGAGCCTTCTTCTGATCCTCTGTACACTTGGATATAATTGGGAACGAATGAAATTTTTCAGAGACATCTACAAATTCTTTCTGTTTATCTTCGTAAGTTTTAATGAGACTTTCATCAGCGGTTGTCTCCACGTCTACTGAAATGAGTAGAGGGTTCTCCCAACTGTGATTTTTTTCTAATAATTTTTTATAATACTTTGTTAACTTCTTAACACCTGCATCATCAGTAATATAATTCAGTTGCACCCCAGACATAAAATCATGGAATGGGGTAGGAGCCTTGCCCCCACCCAATACCGATTTCAGATCATCCATTATTCTAAAGGAATGTTTGTGCTTGGATTTGGCTTTGTCTCAGGCTCTTGTTTAGAACCTTGAACAGGAACAGTATCTGCCTGATCCATCCATCTTGAAACTGACAACTTAGGAATATGAACTTTACCATATTGACTATGTTTATAACTGTCAGAGTGAAACATTATAATTGGAACCTGACCTTCAAATTGCCCTGTCTTCTTTTGTTGGACAACTTCTCTAACCATTTCCCCTACTGCTTTCATGGCACCTTTAGAAGAGCCTGTGAATTGTGCGAGGATATGATTCTCTGTTCCAAGTGTTGGTTGAATTTGCATTTCAAATCTTACGTTGTAAGACCATCCATCATTCTGTTGTGTGTATGGACCATGATCAGGTAGATCAGCTTTGTCTGTCTTGGGGTCTCCAAGATTACTCCATTGCTCATCAACTAATTGTCCATCTTTCCAACAGACCCAACCATTCTGTACCATAGCTAGGTTTACCAATGCCTCAAATTTATTATCAGCAAATGTATCTTCGGCTTTACCGATGACCCACTCGCCCTTTTTAAATTTAATATATTGGACACCACCAACACTAAGTTCGTCTGCTACCTCAGACAATTGGTTTACAATGTTATCAATATTTGATACATCAAAGATAGGGGTTGTGATTTCATTCATTTGAATGTTCCTTTCGTTTGTTTGTGTGTTTCTTCAGTCTGTCAACTAAGTACGGTAGGTAATCGAAAGACGTGGCGAATAATCTCCTTGAGTTTGGAAGTCACGATGATCCAACCCCGCCTTTTCAAATTTATCCCTATCATACCTCATTGGTGCCTTTTGCGAATACATAGACACCGATCCCCAATCAGCAGAAATCTTTTTACTATCTGCCTCTTTAAGAATTTCTTTTATATCCTGTTCTAATTGTTTAACTTCTCTTGTCTTTGCCTTGGCTTCATTATTAAGATTATGCCTAGCAATAACTTTCTCTTGTAATCTGTTGGTGATTGCCTCAGAAAAATTAGATCCTTCAGCACTTGGAATACTAGACACCTCTGTGTCTAGACATGCATTCTTATATGGACAGTAGTCACACTCCTTGCCACCTTCTAATTTTCCTTCTGGTTCTGGTAAATTATCCAGGGAGTACTTAGTAAATACAGATGACGATCTAACTCTTAAACCTGTTGCCACCATCTCATCAAAGGGAATAACCCAAGACTTAATCTGATTTACAAAACTCGCATTGATATATGTAATTACTGCATGTGTAGGAAAATAGTCTGTCGTTCTTCTAACCAAATCCATACCTTGTTGCACTTGCATTCTATGTTGAAACTTTGGTTCTCTTAAATGATCAAAGGCTCTTGGATCAATTGACTTTAATTCATTGTATAAACATTTAGTAAATCTCTTTGATCCATCTTCTTCTTCAACCTCGAAGACCTCTTTAGAAATAAATAAGCCATCAGGTGTAGCACTTTGATAATTAGTTATGTCAACCAATGTCTCTTGACCATCATCAGTTGCCCATATTAATTCAACCTGACTGTCTTTCAGACTGTGTTGCATAGATGGTACTGCCCAATCCTCAACCATGTTGCCACGTTCTGCGGCTCCTAAGTCTTGGACAAAACCTTTATCGGTTGGTGCATTATGTTTGTCATAGACAATTGATCTCAGACATCCACCTACGGCAGAGGCACCGACAGTTTTCTTTCTGTCGTGTCCGCCCCAAGTTTTATTGTCTGAGTTCTTGCTAATGTTATTTAATATTAATTGTTCTGTATTTAAAATCATCTATTTAAAAACCTTACTAAAAACTCTTACATTCTCTTGTGCGGTATCGAATGGTACGGGTGTAAGTTCTCCGTCATTCCAAAATAAAAGATCGCCTGACTTTAAAGTCTCTAAATTTTTAAGTGGGACAGTCTTTGATTCAAACCACCACTCCATAAGATCGCCTTTTAAATCACGATCATGTATGTCGTAACCTTTAATCACTACCTTTTGACCATTGGTGTGGTTATTAATTGCAAGTGTATCGAAGATCATAACCTCAGAGGCTTGCATTGATGGTAAGGCTCTAGCCATTTGCTATCTCCTTTTTAAGTTCCTCAAAAACATTGAGATCATTTTTGAAATCGCCATCAACTACGGCATTACTCATACCCATTTTCTTTTCTAAAAGTTTATAAAGTTTTTCATCAAAGGTATCTTGAGCAACCAAGTAATTTATAGAACATGATTTAGTCTGACCATTTCTGTGTACCCTATCTTCAGCTTGCATCATCTCCATCGGAGAAAATGATGTCTCAACCATCAAGACATTGTTAGCTTTCTGTAAATTTAAACCTGTTGATCCAACACCTAACGTAAGTATAAGTATCCTCTTGTCAGACTTTGGATCTAGGAAACGAGATATGTAAGCATCTCTATCTTGCTTGGTTGTCTGACCCGTAAGTAAGTCAACTTGTTTATGTTTCTTGCCCTCGGTTGCTAAGTTATAAAAAATTAACTCGGCGGGTCTTACATGTTGAGTGAAGACAACTAACTTCTCGTTATTAGATTCCATGAAGTCCTTAATCCAAGACAATGCCTCAACGGATTTATGTACACCAAGTTCCGCATAAGCCTCTTGGAATGTTTCATAATAGTCCTGATTAAAGTTTAACTTACAAGGGATGACCGACCTCACTTTAGGGGGCAGGTCGAGGCAGTCATCCTTTGTAACTCTGTGCATATGACGGGATAGTTTAGAATGTAATTCAACTTTCCTAGACAATCCGTCTGCAACATATCCAAATTTACCCATGTGACCATTGCAATAAGCCTTGGTAAACTGATACCAATTATTGAACTCACTAGGTGAAATTATGTTTAAGGGGGAATATAAATCTACGGGTCTGTTTATTATTGGTGTGCCTGATAAACCTATGAAGTAATCAGAAGTCTTAGCCAATTGTACAATCGCTTTAGTCCGCTTTGCCTTGGGGTTTTTAATGTAATGGCATTCGTCACAGATAATGTACTCAGCTTTCCAAGTGGCTTTGCTTTGCGACTTTTTGTAAGGCTCGGCTCTCGCATATGATACGAGTAATATCTCTCTTCCGTCATCTCCAACTCCTTTGATGTTAGGGTATATATAAAGTGTGTAATCAGGCAACAATCTTTTAATTTCTTTTTCCCATTGCATCATCACACTAGCGGGTGTGAAGATTACAACTCTCTTAGCTTTGATTGCATTAATAGAAAGGATTGCGGAAATAGTTTTACCCGTACCCATCTCATGTCCAAGTAATGATCTGCCGTTGTTATCAATCCAATGACAAACGGCATCTATCTGATGGTCATATGGTTTAACTCCAAACTTATCGAGGCTCTCAGACCAATCATTAGTAACTCTTTTTTTAAGTTCTAAGTTCTTTGCTTTATAATACATTGAACATTGGTTCATGTGATCAAGCATTGGTTGGTTAACATCCATGATAAGACCAATGTTCTTTATGTCATCATGAAAAGTTTTGGTTATATGAGTATAGACAGTTAGACATTGTTCATTACTCATACGTTCCATTTTAATTACCCACTTTTTTTCTTGCAGCAGGAAATTACAGAACGGTATTTTACTAAATAGTTGAGTGATCTTTGGATCTTTTGAACCAGATATATGCAATCGCATGTTGGGTTCAAGAGCTAAGTGTATCTTGTTTTGCATGTTACTCCCTTTGTTCGTTTGTGTATTTTTCAGTCTGTCAATATAACCTTTATAATATTATATCCTGTCTGTTGTCAACAGGATAATAAAATAAAAAATCCCTAGTAAATTAATACTAGGGATTCTTTAGACTGACAGGAGTGCCAAGGGAGGAAGGAGAGACACTCTTCAATATTTCTCGCACGAACGAATTTTTTTTACTATGGCATAGTTGACAAGTTTATTAAAAAATATTAATGGTCAGACGACAGACAATAATATATTATAGACACACGTCTAGAGAGGAACCTCATGAATCGACAGCTTATCGCAGAATTTCTGAAGATAATTTATAAACACAAAACGTCTGGTGTCTTGAGTTTTGAAACACAGGACAAAGGCAGAGAGATGTTTAGATCAGATAACTTAAATGATCTTTTAATATGGATTGACAAAATGGAACAGGCACAAAGAGGTGTTCATCTAAGACAATCAAGTATGGATGGTGAAAGCAGAACTTGCACCAAGGCAGACGTTGTAGCCATCAATCATTTATGGATAGACATAGACACAGGTGTTGTTCCAAAGGCTTTACTACAGGGCAAAGAGTTAAGACCGACCTTTTGTATCAACTCAGGCAGAGGCATTCATTTATATTGGAGACTTGCTAAACCTATAGAAGATCATGTTGGCATTTCAAAATGTGAAAACATAATGAGAAAATTATGTACTATGTTAGGTGCTGATCCCGCCCCTACTCACTCAGCTTCAACACTTAGAATTCCAGGCAGTACAAATTTCAAATATGAGCCACCTGTTCAGACAGACAAAGTCAAGGCAATACAATGTGATCAATTGAAAGATTACAACCTGTCAGACTTTGAAGATTTTATTGAACAACACATGGATCCCTATGAAAGATTAATTGAAAACATTACCGAGGGTATGGGCATATCTAAGTCTGCATCCGATTGGCAGAGAATAATAGACAATCTTTCTATCTCAGGTTCAGACAATGAATTTGGTGGTAGACATAACTGTGTCACAAAATTAGCGGGTTACTGGACAAGACAGTCTGTTAACCCAGAAGTACAACTCAAAACATTAGCTCAATATGGTTGCACCTTAAATGAATATGAGTGCAGAAATATAATTAATTGGGCATGGGAGAAACATACACAATGACATTAGCACCAAACCCCGCTGATCCAACGACTCATATTATACAACAGGTACAAACTGCACAGGCACTTGGTAGACGACCTAACATTCGAGACATTCTCGGACATTGTATAGATGCTTTACTTATAAACTTCAGACAGAACGGGTCTGATATTTTACACAACAACGATGCGTTTTTTTGTTACGCAGCGAAGGAAGGTATCTGGAAAATAGCAGACATTGTGGACATAAAGACAGACATAGACGAATGGTTTAGGTCTGCAATTAATTTAGTACCAACCAAACAATTCAGATCAGAAGTTTTGGAAGGCTTGATGATGAGGGTTCACATGGCTGAAGTTCCGTGGGGTAATGTCAGAAACATTATTATATGTAAGAACCTGATAGCTTACGACTTGGATAAAGGTCAGACTGTGACTGTGAAAAAGGAATGGTATCTCAGAGAAGACAACCTGTTGAATGTTGATTGGGTTAGTGGTGGCAAGTGTCCTGTCTGGGACTCGTCATTAGAAAAACTATTTGCACATTTTACTGATCCTGTGGAGAGATCACAGGTTATCACACTTGTTGAAGAATGGATGGGAACTACATTATATAGACACAATAGACCTAGAGCCTTGTCTAAATGTCTGTTCCTTTATGGAGAAAGACGTACAGGCAAGTCAACTATTCTGGATGTACCACGTCAAATCTTCGGAGAAAAATTAGCAACTGCCATAGACCTACAAGAACTAAGCGGGTTTGGAGCAGAGGCATTAATGAATAAAGCGGTATGGCTTTCTGATGAGATTAAGGTAGGAACAGTCATGAATGATAGTGTTATTAAACGTGTCATTACAAACGAACCGCTTTCCATAAAGATTAAATTTGAAAAACCTTTTGAGGGCAGACTTAATTTAACAGTTGGTCTTGCGGGAAACTCACTACCTAAGATTGATGATACGTCAGATGCGGTGTATGATAGGATGATCTTTGTCCCGATGGATACTGTGATCGGAGCCTCAGCAGAAAATCAAAAATTAAAAGATGAGCTAGAAGCAGAGCTACCTGCAATTTTAAACAGAATGGTAGACAGACTTTCAGACATAAGAAGACGTGGACAATTTCAGATTCCAACGTGTCTGATTTCTAAGCAGGAAGAAATAAAACTAGAACAGGATCCGCTTCGTGGTTTTCTGGATGAGGCAATCACATCAACTAATAGTTTATGTGCCATAAAAAATGGGGACATCGTGTCTGCATATCGTGGTTACTTATTAAAACAATTCGGAGGCGACCAAGCAAAGAACTCAAAAGTCTCAGCGGTCTGGTTGTCCAGAAGAATATCCGAGGCTTTTCCAAACTCAACTGTGGGCAGAGTTGATCAAGGAACAGTCAGAGCCAGATTTGGTTTACATTTTTCAGACAAGGGAAAAGCATGGTTGTCTGCGGGATGGGGAATGGAAGACACATTTTACAAACCAGATCAAAAGAAACTTAAAGAAGCTAATATAAACACAGGAGTTAAATAGATGCCCCGCCCGAATACAATTGGAGAACCGACAGTAATCTACAATGCCTTACTAAAGAAGACACAGTTAGAAAGGTTGCAGTATATCGCACATCAGGAACGTAAAACTGGCAAAACTCACATATCCGCCGCAAGTATTATAAGAGATGCTATAGACAAGTGGTTGACAGACAATGTCTGACCTTGATTATTTAATAGCTGATGGTTTCAATGAAGCGATCATTGGCATAGGGTCTCGTATCAACATGGAAGACATTGTCTGTTATGACTATGATAAATGTGTAGATATATTAATTAAAGATCAACACATGGAATATGAGGATGCCATTGAGTGGATGGATTTTAATGTTTGTGGTGCTTGGATGGGGGATAAGACCCCTATATTTGTAAGGTGTGATCCCACCCTAGATGGAACTTTAACAAAAGAAAATTGTAAAAAATAATTATTTCTTTTGAAAAGGTTCTACTATCTCAGGTGCATCTTCCATACATTCACAATGCTTAGGTCTCCATGCATCTTCTTGAAGTATAAAGCCTAAGCCATCACACTTTTCACATGTAATGTCAGTAAAGGTTGGATGTATTTCTTGTTGATTTTCCATAAAAAAATCTCCCTATAAAATTCAATCTGTCAAGATTAATAATATAGGGAGCGACATGGAATACTATAGTGTTTAATTACCTATATATCAGTTGAATATTTACTATCTGATGTGGTGTCAATACTCATTAAATCTTCAAAGGCTTTCAATGCAGAGAATGCTACACCGATTGTATCTTTAGCTAATTTTCTTCGCCACGATACATATTCTTCCATCTTAGATACTAGTGGCGGAGATGCTATGCAAAATAACTGACCATTAGATTTAATAGTTTGTATCCAACCCTCAGCTTCACACTCTTTAATCATAAGGCTTATTGTTTTTCGATCCGCACCCATTTCATCACATAAAGTGGTTATGTTATAAGGCTTATTAACTAAGTAGCCATAGACCATCCACCTTGAAAAAGCATTTCGTAGCGGTGACGAATTAAAGTATCGTTGAATATCAGTATCCATTCTAGTTTGTCTAGCCTTGTGCATCTTCATTTCTGTAGTCAATAAAGCTATGACATATTCTCTTCGTAAATGTTCTTGAATTTCTTGAGACGTATTGGATTGATCCTTTGGTGGAAGTTCAAACCTATAGTCTGATGTTTTTTTAGTAGTCAAATTGTCAATTATATCAATGTAATCTTTTTCACAGTAATCCCCATCCGCTTGAGGTTTTAAATTTTGCTTATGATTTCTTTCAGATTTTTTAAAATCTAGTATCTTATTAGTATTGTACATTTCGTCTCTCCTTAGTTCTGTCAATCTGTAGATTATAATCTCCTTTAATTTAAAAGTCCATAGTTAAAGATGAACTATTTGCATTTAATTAACAAGCAAATTAATGACAGTAAGATATTTTTACTGTCATTAATTGTGGTTTTACTGTCAGTAAATCAGACTTTGGGTGGTGTTTGGTTGAGGTTTTGCACTTGGAATACTAGATTAATGACAGTAAACGGGTTTTTACTGTCATTAAAAAGTTTTACTGTCGGTAAAAGCGGGAGAATAAGTGTTTGTTTTTACGGGATAAATTCTATTTTACTGACAGTATGACAGTAAAGTACAGTAAATCTCTTATTAAGTAGTAATATATAATAATAATAATAGGTATATGTTTACTGTTTTACTGTACTTTACTGTCATTACTGTCATGGATCACAAAGTCTGACGCTAGCCCCTGTGAAGGTTTGTTAGATTATAGTGGTAGACACAGACACGTTGACAGACTATGTTGGTGTCTATAATGTTTTAAGAAAAAAACTTTTACTGAGTTCGCTGCGGACAAAAAAACACTTGGAATTGTAGGTATAAATGGGAACATTAGTTGGTGTTGATATAGGAACTCTTTGCGGGGTTGCTTGGAGGAAAGATTCAGTCATCAGACACATCAGATTTGACACGTCTAAAGCTAGAATTAGCGGGGGCGGGATGAGACCTCTTATGATGAGAAGACATTTAATGGAATTGTTTGATGAGATAGAACCCATCGAAGAATTAGGTTTTGAATTAGTCCAAAGACATAGCGGGACATATGCGGGACAGATTTATGGAGAGTTGCGAGGTGTCTTGATGTCTGTCTGTGAAGAGATGTCTATCCCGTACAGATCAATTGGCGTTACCACTATCAAGAAACATATGTGCGGGATTGGAATTGCATCAAAGGATATTGTCAGACAAGCAGTTGTCGAGAAGTATCCTGATCTAGACCCTCAGACAGAAGACGAGGCTGATGCGATTAGTATATTACAATGTGTAATGGATGGAGTTTTTTAATGGGAAAAGTTATTCGACCTAAATTCAAAAGAGCAAAGAAGTATCATCTAGCTTGTAATGAATGTAACTCTATTAATTGGAGTATTCATTTAGACCCTGATATAGGTCAAGCAATTGTGGAGCGGTCTCCTAATTATGATGATCTCGATTTTGAATGTACTGCGGTGGAATGTTTGGAGTGTGGATACACTATCCAAATGAGAGGAATGCCCCATAATTAAGGGGTACAATCATACAGACGAGTATTGTTAACCCGTCTGTATGGCTCTTAAAAAGGCTTGTTTTTTCAGCAAGTCTCTATTTGCTCGATGTTTTCGTCATAAACCTTTTCTAAATGTTCGCAAACATCTTTCCAAGATTTCTGCTTTTCGGGGTCTCTTTCTGCCCAAGTACCATCTAGATTTTCATTGTCACATGCGAGAACAAAATTACTGTCCTCTTCTAGAGTGCCATAGCATAAAGTTGTGCCACCATTTTTTCTTTTATAAACATAGTCTGCTTTCGTCACAAATTGTGTAGTCATTTAATCCTCCTCAACATAAACAGTATCTAATTGACAATCCCCAAAGAACCATTGATCTAATTCCCCAAGAAATTTTTTAGATTTAGATGTGTGAAATACACTTCCGTTTGTAGGCTTTGTATTATTAAAGTCATCTTGAATTTCTTTCATTAACAGTTTAGCTTTTTCTTCAGCCTCTTCTTGAGAACTAGCCTCAATAGAAAAATTATTATCAAACCAAATGTTAACGTCAAACTTGACTGTGTAATCTTTTTTACTCATCTTCATCCTCCTCTAAAGGTTCATTATAGAAAATAACTAAACATTCGATGTCATCGCCAAAGCCAATGCCCTCACTTCCCTTACCCGTTCTAAGTATTCTAGCTTTTTCTTTAGCTACAATTCTTTCAAGGTCTTTGAGTGTCGCATATCCCCAATTGGTATGACCTAAGTTTTCTTCACATGCCTCGTCAAAGGCATCCCCATGATATCTAGCCATCAGCTTTCTCCCTCTAATTGTTTGACATCCATTTTGTTCCAAATGGATCGATTAACTTTAAATTTGATGTTATGAAATGGGACAAATATTCTTACCCATTTATAACCTACAACTGCAAAGACATGCCTAAGTCCACAAATTGGAAATCTCATTTCATTTAAGTAGACATGGAATAGTTGTGCAGTAGACCAAGACTTTTCTTTAGGCTTGTGCTTGTACATAGTCTGCCCCCTCTTCTCTTCCCTGGAAGTAACCAAGTGGCATAACGTCATGTTCTTGAGTTATGAAAAGGTCTTGCTGATCTATAAACTTAAAGATAGTCCAATAGACATATGCCTTTATGTGTGATTGATCTTTGAATATATGAACGTCAAAAAACTTCCCATCATATTCAAAGTATTCATATGCATTATCAAAGTTTTCATCCTTGTCTATAATATCTTGGACAAATGTTTTGATCATGCTTACAAATTGCGGATTGGAATTGTAATACATTTCCATTCTGTAATTAGCCATTGTGTTTCTCCATAGTCTGTCAACTAATAAATCGAGGAACTGCCTCGTCAGTATGTCTCAGTCACAAGACACAGACACCCAAGTAAACTTGGATGTTTCAACATTTACGATTTATTATTTTTTTCAAGCAGGTGAATGATTTTTTGAATACGTTCATAAGCGGAAAGGTGTGTCTCCACACCATCCACATATGTATCTGCTTTATACTCATAGCAATCTAATTGATGCTTGAGATCATAGGCAAGGATAAGAAGTTCATCCATGATTTTTCAACCTTTTAGCAAACCATTTTTTAATTGAGACATTAGTTACATTGGTTTTTAATCCAATAAATTTTTTAACTAATTCTAAGTCTGCTAATATAGATTTATTAGTTTTACCATCAAATAAGAATGGACTGCCATGAAACATTTCCATCATACAAATTCTATAATAGATTTCTTGGATATTTTTTTCTGTAAAATGTCCAACCTCTATTAACATTGTCATATGGATCATAGTTTCAATAATATCCTTACCAACATTTTCTAGATCACATTTTCTAGTATCATAATGTAAACCCATTATTAATTCTCCCATACAAGATTTGAGGTTGGTTGCTTTTCTAAACAATCAGGACACGAAACACTATCGTCTTTCAAACCAAACATTTCGCCTTGGAAAAAACTATTTTCATCCTCGTAATATTCGATGTGATCGCAGTAATCACATCCCATTTTTTCTTTAGCCATTATTTTAACTCCTCTATTCTTTTAAAATCTATTGATTCAGTTTGAGATATTTTTTCATGTCCGTCAGTATAGTTTGCTTTTGCATCTTCTTTGTTGTCTGCTCTAACTACCCATACTTCAGTAACTTCTTTCCATACTTCTATTTCAAAAGTTTTCATTATGCATTCTCCCATCTTTCTACACCAACAATTTCAACTATATGGTCTTTATAGGCGGGGTGTTTTTCAAAATCATTCTCAATATCAGAGGCTAATCTTTGTATGTCTATGTAAAGACGTTTTCCATTTTCTTCTACATTTTCTTCTTCATCAACGTAGTCAAACACATCTATTTTAAAGTAAGATTGATTACCCATTATTTATTCTCCCATTCTTCTATTTGATTAAGTAAACCCTCAGCACATTCGTGTCTGCCCTCGCAGATATCATCAGTACCATCAGTAAGAATTTCTTCTCCATCAATGATAGGTTGCTGATATTTAACCTCATCTATCAACCATGATTTAATCTTGTTAATCAAGTCATCTTTCTGATCTATTGCAGACATGAGATTGTCTCTCTCTGTATGTAGTGCTTTTATCTTATCCATAAATTTTCTCCCTGTTTTCTGCCTGTGCAGATAAGTTTAAAATAATAATATTTTTATTTGTCTGAGGATCATGCTCATAAGTTAAAGCAATGATGTCTCCCGCTTTAGACTTTTGCTTGATGGATTGGATACTAAATCTTTTATCTCCACGAGCCTTAGTCTTATAGAAGTTAACCTTGGTTGGAGTATCAACTCCATTAAACCTAAAGACTGCGGACAAAGTCTGCTTATCTCCATTTGTCATAGTCTTAAAGTCAACACCGTACAAAGATGCGAACCTTTCAAATACTCCCGCATCAATATTATTTTTATCCCACATGGTATGGGTTAGTTTTAAATGTGGAAATTGTGGATCAAGAGATTGAACTACATTGGTTTCCATTTTTGAATAGTTTTGATTATTCATTGTCGTTCCTTTCATAAAGTAAGTAATGTTTTAAGTTTTGTAGAATTGTCTCGATCGCAGATAGACTGCGAACACTTGGAATCCTAGATGGTAAATCCTCATCTAAACTGACGGGAGTACCCGTTGATATAGATAAGGCTCTGATCCTCATGGATACTTTTAATCTTAGATAATCTGAAATACCTTTTGGTATACTTGTTCGACTGTTCAACCAATTTCTAACAACTTGGTCATTAACTTTGAACAATCCGCAGAGTTCTTTACTAGACATATCCAAGGCTAAAAGACAGACACGAAGTTGATCAGACGTGATCGTTGTCTGTGTCTGTCTAATGTCCTCAATTGGAAATGCTTTTGTATTACCTGCGTGGCTAGATTTTTTAGAAAATCTTTTTCTTAAAAGTTCATCAGGCACAGATGGTATTTTATTTTCTGTTCCCATTGCTCCACCTCTTAAAAGAATATTCACTTTCAATTACGATGATGGGCAAGACAATGCCAACTAGAATAAACATAGTTGATATTGCCCACATGATCCAATCAGTAGGTTGGGATAAAGCAATATTTGTCTCAACCAGATCCAGAATTGCGAACCCAAAAAAGAAATAGATCACAGACATAAAGATTAGAAATTTTTTAATCTTACTCATTAGCACCTCCCCATAATTTAGGATGGTTGTACAATAAGTTTTCACAGATAATAGTTTTAGCATCAGCAAACTTGTCAGCTATGTCTTTCCCTAACTTGTCATTAACTAGCCATCTAGGAAATTCAAAACAAATATCTTCACGATTTTTTAGATTATATATTCTATCATTAATGATTAGGGATTTAGCAATCCAAACATCAATTTTATTAGCAAACTTAATCAAGAGAGCCTTTTCACTTTCTTTTATAAATTTACCATAAATAAAGATGTCATCTGCTTTGTCACTTTTAATTAAATTGTGATCATTTAATAGCTTTATTTCTTTTTCAGATAATGACCTTACATATTTAAGATTTTTCTTTTCAATCCAAAGAGGTTTAACGTCAATTATAGCAAATCTGTCCTCATAACTAGGATCGTCATCAGGTAAAAAACATTTGATTACATCATCTTTATAAGCAGTCTTTCCTCTCCATACTGAAAGGACAAAACGACCCGCTTTAACTTTTTGAAGTCTATTAGTAGTGACCTCATAAAGATTTAAATTATTTTCATTATTCATAATGAAACTCCATTAGTTTGATTGTGTGTTAAGTCTGTCAACTTGTGATATTAATTAGCTACCACGACATAAATGTTTCGACCTTGCTAAAGGGTCTCATCAGGTGGTTAGTAGGGCAATTCTAAAACTGCCCCACTATAAAATTTTATCGAAGTATTTTGTTTAGATCGTGAAGACCTTTTTTAATCATGTCTTTAGCTGATCCCTCAACTACGAAATGATCAAAGCAACCATCAAAATCTTTTACAAACTCATCTAGTCTTTTTTGTTGTTGTGGGTCTATGTGAGCATAGATTTTGTAAAGACATAAGATCAGACCAATAACCTCAATTCCCCATTTAGCCATAATCTTTTTGGCTTGTTGGGTTCGCTTAATTGAGTTAGGTGCTCCATCAGTTATAATAATCATAACCTTACGATCTTCAGACCTTTTCCTAAGCCTAAGACCCTCAGCCATCATAGCTTGATGGGTAGGTGTTCCACCGCCCGCCTTACCGTGTTGAGATGCAATAAACTTTTTAGACTTGATCCAATTATGGTCATGATCTTTCAGTAAAGTGTAAGGGTCATCATAATACTCAGTACCCTCAGATAGTGAAACAACCTGACCTCTTTGTGTCTCCGCATAAGGATAACAACCTACTGCATATTTTACTTGAACTTTATGCAAAGCATTACCCAAAATCATTGCTAAGTTTATACTTTCCTTAGCATTGTTAACTCTTATGTTGCCCCAATCTCTATCTCTCATAGATGATGATGTATCAATCAACAATGATACGGCAGTTTTAGTGCCTTTTTGTTTCCAAGGCTGATAAAACATATTAGGAGTATTAGTACATAATTTCCCTAATTTCCTAACATCTAATTTACCTCTGTCTCTATGTCTTTTAGACCCACGTCTATCAGGATTTTTAAGAATTCTAGATAAAGTTTGAGAGCAATCAGAAACATTAACTAATTTTAATGCTCTATCAACTGATTTGAGTTTATTATCTAAACGTCTAGATAAATGTTCATCATCACAATCGACCATCTGATTAACATTGTAAGTTTCTGCTTTTAAATCTTCATTTCTAGAATGTCTATCTCCATCAACATTTTTATCAGGATTATTTTTAGCATCTTCTTGTAGATAATCTTCTTTATTCTTAAAAGACTGATCAGATAAATCTATAGATATAGAACCACCTGACTGCTCTTCTTCTCCTGATCGATCAACATTGACAGTATTTTGAGATGATGAAGAACTTTCAGAACTATCTTCAGAACTTTCAGAACCATCTTCAGAACTTTCAGAACCATCTTCAGATTTATCTTCAGAACTTTCAGAACCATCTTCAGAACTTTCAGAACCATCTTCAGATTTATCTTCAGAACTTTCAGACCCATCTTCAGATTTCTCAGGAACACCCATACCCTGATTGCTTTGATTTTGGTTTTGGTTTGAATACTGCCCCATCAACTCAATGCATAAGTCTAAAACATCTTGAGTATTTTTACATGCTTTTAACTTGATTAAAGCCGTTTCTAGGTCATGTCTAAGTTTACCGCTAGATACTAACAAATCTTCAGCAGAACCTATTGACGGGACACTATACCCGCACATATCGATATAAGCCAAGATGTTTAAGCAGTATGAAAAATTTCTAGGATCATCAGCTTTAAAACCATTCTTGATACTTTCATCAACTGCCCAAGCGGTTAACTTTTCAAGAACATTTTTAGCACCCTCAAAATGACATCTAGACAATAATTCTTTTTCTTGTCTAGGGTCTTCCAAGGCATTTAAAAGTCTTGTAATTCCAACCTGACCTCTTCTCTCCAAGGCTACTGCTTTATTCCAAACATCTTTTTGAGTGCAGAGATTATGCCCTATCTCATGTAAGGCAAAACCCGTATAAACCTCAGCCATATAATTAGTAATCTTGGCATCAGCTTTGATTGGTGGAAAATTAATATTAGAAATTAATTCATTCTTGTCATTATATTCCCAACTAGTGGATGCAGTATAACCGCCCCACTTAATATTTAATTTCTTGAGTTTTAAATCAGTTACATATTTCAAAGCTGATAAAGTATTTTTCTCAACCGCTGAAACTAATTCACATGCAATAATATTATGCATAAAAATGCTCCTCTTGTTTGTGTGTTATGATAGTCAGTCTGTCTAAGGTAGCTACCACGACATAAAAAAATTATGTTTCGACCATGCAAAAGGTCTCATCAGGTGGAAGTAAAAACTGCCCCAATAAAAAAATATTGGAGCAGTTAAAAAATTTTAATACGGCATTTTCTTTTCAGTATCTTCAGACGTGTCTTCTTCTGTGTCTACTGTCTGATCTTGTTCTGTCTGAATTTCTTCAGCGGGCAATTCTCCATCAACTACTAATATTTTCATAATCTTAGGATCAATATGAGTATTAAATAATTGAGATAACAATTCCCTATCAGATGGATCAAGTGAATTGCCCATACAAGCCATTAAAGAAATCTTAGGATCAATTCCATCAACTAATCTGTTAATCCATGAAACTGTATTTCTAAAATTTGGAGCAAGTGTTGGAGCATCTCCTCTAGTATTTGCATCTCTACAAAGGTTAATAAACTCTACAATTTTGTCGCAAAGCCTTTGACCCGTACCCGTTTTATTCTGCAAGATTTTACTTTCCACAGATGGTTTAGGATATGAGACCTCAAGAGATACCGCAAATCTACTAAGTGTAGAACTATCCATTTGAACCGCTGATGAGAATTGACCCGTCAGATCGCCCTGACCATTTGTATTATCAGCACCTACAATAACAACACCCTCCGCAAAAGGTATCCTTTCGCCCGTCTCAGGTATTATATATTCACGATCTTGAAGAACACCATTTAAAGCAATTAAAATATTTTGTGGAATTCTTGCAATTTCATCAATTAATAAAACTGTATAAGGTTGTTTAACTGCTTTTAATAAAAGTCCATCTTGCCAATATGTTGATCCATTCTTAGCACCAAAACTCCCAAAAAACTGATCAATACTTAGATCAGCATTTCCCGTAATGGCAATGAACTGCCTACCCGTCTTAGCACAAAACCATCTAGGTAGTGATGTTTTTCCCGTACCCGCCTTTCCATACAAAAATATATTATCAGGTATTCTTCCATCTTTATTAGATGCACAACTCAGGAACATTTCTAAAACTTCTTTTTGAGGTGTGTAATTTTCATCAACTACGGGAGACCTTGGATCATTGTAGATATCAAAACTTTTATCTGCGAATGATCTAAAACCAAATAGTTTAGAACCCGTTTCAGACCTAACCTTATTGATTGGCAAAATCTCTGTCTCAGGAAATCCAATTTCTGAAACTGAACCATCAGAAACTTTTACAATCTTCTCAGTTATGGGCGGATTATTTTTAAAAATTAATAGATCATTAATTTGATCCCTTAAATCTTTAACGGGCAAACCCATAATATTATTTAACTGTTTGTCTATGCCTGACACTTTTAAATCAGGCTGACCAATTGGATTAGCTACAACCTTGGGCGGGTTAGCTTGTCTAACTTGTTGACCAATATTTTGTGAAACTACAGTCCCAAAGTTATTTAAATCAATTCCCAAATCTTCCGCTAATTGTATCCATTCCGCTTTGGTCAAAAGGTTAACACCTTTAGACGGCTTTAAATGTGGCTGATTGATCAATTCTGATCTAATTGCACCTAGAACCATAGTCCTTTGTTCATTTGTAAATTTAAGCATTTACTTTCTCCATGTCTGTCAGTTTACTGATTTCATGCTTTCGCAATCATCAGATCGAATAACACATTCGATTATCAGTAAAAAATTGAAAAGGGGCAATAAAAAAATACTGCCCCATGTCTAGTTTTAATTGTTTGTATTGATTTTATCACTTTGAATTTTATTCCACATTATTCCATAATCAGTTACTGATGCTAGATTTTGATGAATTAAATCTATTAAAGTTTTTTGTATCTTAACTGAAACTTTTCTTGAGCAAGTTTTCCCTGATGCCAATTTAGATTGGTGAAAATAAAAACCTTTGTCATAAAGTGGTCTTTTTCTCCCACTTAAACTTTTAGGAATAAAAGTTTTCCATTCATCTGTTGGATGATACCAACCTTTATATTCAGCACCATCTTTAGCAGTACATTCAATCCATATACTCAATGGATAACCATCATCTAATTGTCCCATATTTCTATGGTCATATATTTTATTTAATTTCATTATATTGCTCCCTCACTATCTGTTAATTTTATTAGCTGATCTACATCATAGTTTGATCCATTGATCCAATCATCATGTAACTCTTGACCAAGTATTGAGATTATAATTTTAGATATTGGATTACAAATTCGAGCAACTAGATAATGATCTAATTCATTTACTAAATTCATTGTTTCATAGTTGCCAACAAATTTACCACCAAACTCCTTATCTGTTTTGCTATCTACATCCGCAATATTTCCAAAGTTATAAGCATCAGATAAAAGCCTAAGTAACTTGATTTCGTCTTGATTTAATTTCTTGTACATTATTGAAACTCCTCAATCTGTCAGTTAACTGTTTCACTCTTTTGAGATCATCAGGCTGAATTACATTCAACTACAGTTTTTTAAGGGGCAATAAAAGAATTGCCCCCTAATTAATTTGTTTGGAGTGATTAAAAACAATTTCAAGTCTTAGGAGTGGATCGTGTTTTGCACCAACTTAACTTGAATTTCTTAATCTGCGGTGGCTAGCTATTTACCCATGCTAGTAGTCAGAATTTTTGGATCGTACATAAACCTAAAGTGGCGGTTATCAAAGCAGTTACCTCATTCTGCGGGTTGGATGGTCAGTCCTTAAAAACCTTTATTTCTCCTCTGTCTGTCAAACACTCGTAGAGTGTAATTTGAAAACCCTATTTTTGTCAAGAGATTAAATTGGTGTTATGTGCAATTATCTAACTTTTTAATCTAATCTTGCACATATCATTATTATAAACCTAATGTTATAGCCAAAGTCTGATCATTAAAAAAATTTCAGGCTGAATAAAAAAATTTCAGGAAAAGTTTAAATAATGTCAGACATTCAGACATTAGACACAGTCAGACACCAATAATG